CGATGTACAGACGGCTGAACAATTGGATGGTCGTGGGCTTCAAGAAGTTCGCATAATTACAGATGCGATGCGTGAGCATCAAGTCCAGATTCAGGATTTAGGAAAGCGCCGTAAACAGTTGATTTTGCGACTCCGTAAACAGCGCATTACTTATCGTGAGATTGCTGAAGCAATGGGAGTATCCGAGCAGTTGATTTACAAAATCATTCGTAACGATATTGACCGTGAGCCAGTTTATGACGAGGCTGGAAACTTAATCCGCCGTAGAGGTCGCCCAGCGAAACCTGCGCTCTAAGCCTTTACTTAAGGAGTCTTAGCCTTTACTTAAGAGAGGAAGTAATGAAGTTCATTGAATTGTTTGCTGGCATTGGTGCATTTCGCCTTGGTTTAGAAAATACTGGGCATGAGTGCGTTTGGGCTAATGAGTGGCTAGATAAACCAAGGAGTATTTATGAAAGAAACTTCGGAGACAAACCAGATGGCAGAGACATTCGAGATGTTTCCGCTGGAGACCTTCCAGATGCCGACCTCCTCGTTGGGAGATGTTTCCGCTGGAGACCTTCCAGATGCCGACCTCCTCGTTGGAGGATTTCCTTGTGCAACTTTTTCAACTGCGGGAAACAGAACAGGGTTCTCTTTGGAGGACACTAGAGGCACACTCGCTTTTGAAATGTTTCGCCTCGCTCGGGATAAAGGAATACCGTACATCTTATTTGAGAATGTCAAAGGACTCCTCAACCACGACAAAGGAAGAACCTTTGGAATCATCTTGGCAGTCTTGGATGAAATGGGGTATGACTGTCAATGGGAGTTGCTTGACAGCCAAAACTTCGGTATCCCACAGCACCGAGAGCGGGTATTCCTTATCGCAAATCTTAGAAGCCACGCCAGACCCAAAGTATTCCCTATCGGAAAAACAGGTAGCGGAGATAATGCGGAGAACATCCGCCAACAAAAAGGAAGGTCGGGGCTTTTCTCCGACATTTCTCCAACCATAGATGCTCATTACTACAAAGGCGGGAACTCTCGACCTTATGTAGTTGAGACATGGAGCCGTAGAGATAAGGCGATGCGTACCTATGAGGATGGAGTAGTGCCAACTCTCCTTGCTCAAATGGGAACAGGTGGGGGTAATGTGCCTTTCGTTCGCCCTGTCTTAGATGTAGCCCGTGTTAATAAGAGTCCAAACGGGCGCATGATTAAAGATGATGGTGACCCGATGTACACAATTACCGCGCAGGATAGACACGGAGTTCAAATCGGAGACGAGGAGAATTTTGGGATTCGCAAACTCACACCGCTTGAGTGCGAGCGCTTGCAGGGATTACCCGATGGATGGACAGAGTTTTATGCAGACGGTTCAAGAGTTCCAGACACACAGCGCTATGAGAGATGTGGGCGCACAATCACAATTCCAGTAGTCGAGGCAATGGGGAGAAAATTACATGAGTTCTACTAAGTTCTCTTTTGACACAATCACGGACTTTGATGACCACATCGCTAAGTCCATTCCAAACTATCACCTCTTGAATGATGCAGTTCGAGACCTATCAACATTCTTCACTAAAGAAGATTTTGCCGTAGTTGATTTAGGATGCTCAACAGGCACATTGCTTGAGTCCATTCCCTTTGATGGAACAAAACTAGGGATTGATATTTCTGGCAATTTACTACCTGAGAGCCATGACGAAGTTCAGTATGTGCAAAAGGATTTACGCTCGTTTAAGAATCTAGGCAAAACTCCATCTTTAGTCATCTCCCTGTTCACGCTTCAGTTCCTCCCATTGGCAGACCGACCAAACATCTTGAGCCTTATCTATGATGAGTTGGCTGAAGGTGGGGCTTTCATCTGGGCTGAGAAAGTCCATGAGCCAGAGGGTGAGTTAGAGCGGGTAATGAATTTTGGCTATTACGACTTCAAAGGTAAGCATTTCACTCCAGCGGAGATTATGCAGAAAGAAAAAGATTTACGCCCTATCATGCAGACCAACACTTCAACCCGTAATTTAATTATGGCTGAGAACGCTGGCTTCACAGTTGGCACGATGTTCTGGAAGTTTTACAATTTTGAGGCTTGGTTGTTTATTAAATGAAAGCCAATATCCAGACAGGCAACATTCAAAGCGTGGCTATCAGTTCGCTGACCGCCTACCCTACGAATCCAAGACGAGGAGACATAGATGCCATTGCATCATCGCTTACTGCTCATGGTCAGTATCGCCCTATCGTGGTTCAAGCGAGTACGAAATTTGTCCTTGCTGGCAATCACACGCTTAAGGCGGCAAAAAAACTAGGGTGGAAAAAGATTAAAGCGGTTCTCGTTGAAGTAGACGAGGACACAGCGAAGAAGATAGTTCTAGCCGATAACCGCCTGACCGATATTGCCTCCTATAACGAGCCACTTCTCAAAAGCCTCTTGCAAGCGCTCCCTGAGTTGGAGGGAACAGGATTTACTCAATCAGAGGTTGAGACTTTAGACCGCCTTATATCTGGAGACCAAAAGGAATCCGTGGGTGGCAGTTCACTTAAAGATGACCCAGAGGTAAAGATTGCGGCGTGGAAATTCACGGTTGAGCAAGATGCCTACGATGCGTGGAAAGAGCAACTTTACGAGGAGTTCGGCAAGACTAAGAGCAAAGCGAACGCAGGGATTAAACAGCGCCTAGGATTTCCAGAGCGTGTAATGGAAAAGCCAGAAAGGATTGAGGAGCGCTCCGAGAGTTCACCCGAGGATGTAGAAACCGTATCCGTGAATGAGATTCTCACTCACCCGCTCAATCCGCGTGAGGGTGATATTGGAGCCATCATTGATTCACTCTCAACCATGGGGCAGTACAGACCAATCGTGGTCAATCGCCCTACGAAGCATTGCGTATCAGGAAATCACACACTTCAAGCGGCAGTTCAACTTGGCTGGGAGAAGATTGCTGTCCATTGGATTGAGGTAGATGACATTGAGGAAATCAAAATCCTCATCGTAGATAACCGCACTTCAGACCTTGCCACCTATGACTCTCAAGAACTTAATAAGTTACTGACCAGTACAAGTACAAAGGGAACGGGATTCTCCAGAGATGAAGTCGCTGAGATTCTTGCAGGAGGAAAGACCAAGCCTGGGCATAACCCGATAGGTCGAACCAATATCCGAGTGGGCAATCATTCGATGCGAGTTCACACCGAGGATTTGAACGCATGGGCTAACACCATATACGGCTGGACTGACATAGCAGAGTTATTACAGATACCATTAGATGCGTGTAAGACGGAGGTAGAATAAACCCATGGAGAAAAGAGTTGGTAAGTATTGGTTCGTCTACGGGCGTAAATCTGGATTTGGAATCGGATTCGATGTGTCTAAGTATTTCTGGACAATTGATTTAGGATTTTGGTACATAGGTCAGGAGTTCTAGTGGCATCGGCGGTAGCGAAGAAACAACCAACAAAGGCACCTGCCAAAAAAACGGCTGGGCGACCTACAGCGCTCCTTGAGGAAGTTAAAGAGCAAACTCTCCTTGACTTCATTCGAATTGGAACGCCTGTTCGAAAGGCAGTTACCGCTTCAGGGATAGCCGAAAAGACTTTCTATAACTGGATGGCTAGAGGATTGGCTGAAAGAGAACGCCAAGCGCTAGTGCCAAACGCTAAAGAGAATCCTACCGAAGTTGTATTTCTACAATTTTTACAGCGAGTTGAACAGGCGAAAGCAGAGGCTATTGCTAAAAAGATTGCTGTCATTGCTAAGAGCGGGAACGAAGGCGATTGGAGAGCGGCCGCATGGTGGCTAGAGCGCCAAGTACCAGAGGAGTTCGGAAAGACAGATAGATTCGAAATTGGTGGAACAAATGGGGAAGCCATTAAAGTACAGATTGAAATGGGCGATTTAGAAGATAAGATTGCGAAAGTCTTAGCAATTCGAAAGAGGTAGAAATGGCTGAACGGCTAGTAGACCTAGTTCTCAATGCCACGCCAGAGGAGAGAACAAAGATTTATCTCTCGCTTACCGATGACGAGAAAACTGCGTTAGGCGTAATTCTTGATGCTGAGATAGAAAACCCATGGGCAAGATATGAGAATGACCCAATTGGATTTATCGAGGAAGGGCTAGGGGAAACTCTCTGGTCTAAACAGCGCGAGATTCTTGAATCCATCATTCACAATAAGAGAACAACAGTTCCCGCTTGTCACGCGCCTGGGAAATCTCACTTAGCGGCGAGAGCCGTTGCATGGTGGATTTCAGTTCACCCGCCTGGCACCGCGATGGCGATTACAACAGCATCCACTTTCAAGCAGGTTCGAAACATCATGTGGGCGAATATCCGCCGAGTTCATATTGCCAATCAACTTCCTGGGGAAATTCTCACGACTGAATGGAAAATGGATGACACCGTAGTTGCTTATGGTTTCCGACCAGCGGATAACAATGAAGCGGCTGTACAGGGTATCCACGCGCCCCACCTGCTCGTAGTAGTGGATGAGGCTGGCGGTATCTCAGACAAGATTGGTAGCGCCTTAGAAGCCCTTATGACGGGTGGACACACACGCCTCCTAGTATTGGGTAACCCACCGACAGACCAAGAGCAGACATGGTTCGAACGCATCTGCAATTCGCCTATCTACACAAACATACCTATCGGGGCGTATGACACCCCTAACTTCACGGGTGAGGAA